TAATAATAATTTGCATATACACCATTAGCTGTGACGTTACCTGATGGAGATACTACGTTAGTAACTACATTACCATTAGCATCAACTACGTCTACTGCCGGAATACCTACCGAGTATCCAGTAAGTGCATTGAATTTTTCTGCGGCCATTAGGGTTATTCTCTCCGTTATATGATATATTTAGCATATTTGGAAAATAAAAACCACAGAAAAAAGCACTAAGGAGTGCTTTTTTATAAATAAATTTATGTTAACTTCACAGCCTACAAGACCATTATGCAAAAAATGCAAGTTTGCATTAGCTAAACCCAACGGTAAAAGTAAACACGGATTTCAAAAGTGGCACAAGTATTGTGTAGACTGTGCTAAGGCTGTGTATAATAAGAAATTTAAACACTTACAAGAGAAAAAATCTCGTTGTATAGAGTGCGGATTTGTACCACAAGACATGATTCAATTAGACGTTGTATATCGCAATGGGAATGTAAATGACAAGTCTAAAAATAATTTAATGACGTTGTGCGCCAATTGTAGTAGACTGTTCAATAAGAAAATACGCAGAAATAAAAAGCTATTAGATATTCCAGCAGATTCAGATATTACAATTTGATTTCTTCTATTTTATTATACCACAAGTTATAGTATTCTGATAGAAATTCTCTATTATAATTAGGTAAATCCAAAATCTCGTAAAGATCACGAACTGCATCTAGCGTTTCTGTTTCTGACTCATATTTCCTAACATCAAATTCATATATAACATTAGGAAAATTTCTAAGTTCTTCTAAATGTTCTTCGTGATATTTTAATTGTTCATAATAAATCCTAATTTTAGGATCATTTTTTGCACGTTTCTCTACATATGCATGCGGGTGAGTGAATAAAATAATCTTGGCATTTTTCCATATCTTAGTGATATTCCTAACTTCTCTAATATCATGCGATGCTCTGAAAAATTTATATTCGCTGAAGGAGACATCTTTTACTATAGGTTTGTAATGGATGCCTCTCCAAGGATCAGCATACTCTCTTTTATCGAATCCAAAAAAGATATTATCGCTGAGATTTAGATCAGTCCAAAACATCCCTTTCGATATTTTACCCAACTCGGATCGCAGATAATCCATCTTATCTTCTACAGTGAATTCCCCTTCTATTTGTTTTTGAGCTAGGATATCATGTGGGAATAGGGAAAGTTCATTTAATGCTAAACAATTTAGCATGAACTTGCCCCCAGAATAATTATGATACCAGATAATAATGAAGTTTGTAGTGTCTAAATTACAATCTTCGGGTTTTACCCTCATTAAACGCTCACTTTTTATCTAGATCAACTAGTTCTGCCGCTTTTTCTACTGCTTCAGTTTCCCAGTCAACATCATCGGGTGCTGAGTTAAGTTTGTCTTCTACCACTTTATATGTTTCTGCTTCTTCGTCTGATACAACGGGTGGTGCAGTAATAGGCGTGATAGATTCGTCTACTAACTCGGCATCTTTAATCGTACCCACTTCTGATCCAGAATTATTAGGTGTGATTTTAAGAGGTTCTGTAATAGTTTTATTTTCGTCACTCATTTTCTTTTCCTGCCTGTTCTTTTTCCCATTCAACACTATCGTTGAATGATTCCCAGAAGCCTTCGTCTTCTAAGTATTCATCAGTATACTTATCTGCCGAATCATGCCATTTAGGATTCATATAGCCAACTTGAGCATAGTACCCTTTACCGATAGAGTCGCACCAATCGTAATCACAATCGATTTCTACTCCGTCGTACCACACCCGCTCAACAAATTCTCCTAGATTAGTTTCTAAGATAGAGAACGTAAACTTATAAGGATCAAAGTCTTCTTCGGTTTCAATGATCCATTGACCAAAAGCTCCCTTTTCTCCACTATGAAATACTAGAACAGGGACATAGTTATCAACGTCTTCTTGTGTAAGATATTCTGTAGGTTCAGGCATTGAAGTTTCGTTGTATGCTTCACGGCCATACAAACTTGCGTTTGTGAATTCTACTTCGTCTCCTGTCTCGTTACCTTCTTCATCTAATTCGGTAACAAAGAAGTTACTATCAGCATAGTAACCATTAGAATGTTCGATGTCATCGATCTCATACCAAGCAGTATTGCCATCAACAGTCATAGTGGGCAACGATGGATCAACGTCTGCACCGTCATAATCTAAATTGACAACGTGATTGATAAGGTCTCCATCTCCGTCTTCTTCTACTTTAGGCGACCAATATTCGACAAATTCTTTAGAGACTCTTCCGATAGTAACTTCACCACCGTATCTGCCTCCCCTAACTACAAATTTTCGCATGAGCATACTCCTATAATTTATTAAGATTTATAGTATACACTATGATTGCAGGAGAGTCAAGCGTTTTTGTGTTTTTTTTGCCCGAATTATAAATCAAAGTGATTTATGATTTCTTTAGCAAGTCCATCATGATAGGTAATGTTAGGGTGTATTGAATCCGGAAAAATATGCCTTAATCGTTCCATAATGTTTAAAATTTCTAATTTTAGTTTTAACTCACGTTCTCTAATATCTAAGTCAAAGGCACTTTCTATCCAATCTTCTATTCCCAATGAATGACATGCAGGTACTTTTTGGCCTGCTAATTCTGATTTCCAGTCTTCTTTCACAAAATCTGCCCATTGCCAATCTTCTGGTTTATATAGAGGAGCATGTCCTCCTATTACTGCCCAAGGCACATCTGGACATAATTCTCTAATCGCATCAACATATTTTTTTTGATACTGATATGAAACTTCTAGTATTTCTTCGAATGTAAGAGGTACTCCCTCCCCGTATTTTTCTTTTTTACTAATAGGAATACTTCTATTTTTAGGTATCGGAAGAAACCTAATATTCGGAGGCCATTTAAAATCTATTTCTCTGAGCAGTTCTGTAAATAAAAAAACTATTAATTTTATTTTTGGGAGTGTGTTTGGTCTATATTTTAAATATAATAAAGAAGATGCTAGCGTATCAGAATTTGCCGCGCCCCACCATGATTTATTGACAACTTCATATCCTTTTAATTGAAAGTTTATATCTAAATTATACAAATCTTCAGATGGATCAAGAGTGTTTACCGGGTTACCTGAGGATGGCATAGAATGACCAGTTGCGGCCCAGCTATCTCCTATGATTAAAATAGTTTCGCTCATTTCAATATTTAGCTATGGCAAAAAAAGGGAGAGTCTTTCGACTCTCCCATACTTTGTAATAAGTTGTGATTATTAAATAATCGGCTTATTGGAAAGTTAAGTTTTGAACTGCGATCTCACCAACATAGTCAGCCGCGTTACCGAACGATGACGCAGTGTTTGTTAATTCGATGTACCCGTAACGAGTCATAAAGCTCACTACTGGTTCGAATGTTGATGGATCTAGTACAACGCCACTGCTCATTAACGGAATGTATGGGCAGTAGAAAGCGGCTGCGTCAGTTTCAGAAGAACCCTTATAACCAACTAACACTGCTTGAGTGTCAGGGGCATATGAGTCAACGAATACACGCATAGAACCATTCAATGTACCAACGAACTTGGTGTTAGTTGGAGCTTCGAATGTACCTTCTGTTGTACGAGCAAACGCAGAAGTTGTAGCTGACTGAAGAACTGTAAGAGCGGCTGAAGAAACAACTGCCCAGTTACCAGCACCACGTCTTGTGCGCTGTGCGATCAAGTTAGCAACACGGTTGATAAGAACTGCTAATGCGGCATGTTCGTCACCAACGTAAGTAGCTGTACCTGATACAGTAGCTTGGTTGTATGTAAACTCTGTAGCGGCTAAAGTACGTAGAGATAGTAAAATCTCCTGATCAATTTCAGCAGTGATTTCTTGAGCAAGAGCAGCCATAATTTCTGCTTCTACGTCAATACCGTGCTGAGACTGTGCGTCTTGAGCGGCTTCAAATGTCCAACGTGCTTGTAACTTACGTGATTTAGCTTCAACAGCCTGACGTAAGATTTGTACGCTGATTTGCTTACCACCGTTACCTTCTAAAGTTGCTGTATCAGCACCAGTATAAGAGTTAGCAGTTCCAGTTGCTTGGGCTGTACGTGAGTACGCCTGTGCAATCTTGAATGGTGATAACGCTTCTTCACCAGCTGTTACAGATGTAGCGGCTGCTGAGTTGTCAGTCAATGACTGAGCGTAACGAACACGTAATGTGTGGATCTGTCCAACAGGTCCTGTCATGGGCTGAACACCAACTAATTCGTTAGCGATAACAGTTGGCATAACACGACGGATTACTGGAAGAATCACACGGTTAAGAGTTGCGATGTTACCAGCAGATGTTGAACCTGCGGTAGCGTTTTCACTTAATAGTGATTTACGGGTGTTCTCTAACACAACACCCATTGTTGAGCGGCGAGTGCCTTTTAAGCCTTCTAACAGGGCCTCTTTGGTCTCGTCCCAACGGCTTTCTAAGAGTACTTTTGACATTTTAATTATCTCCTAATCTATGTCTATTTAATTAAGCCCTGCCAGACGCTTGAGGTCGATTACGTTTGAGTTACCTTCGCTCTCAACTTCTTTGGCTTGCGTGGCAGATTTATTACCATCTACAACTGAAACACTTTCTGTTAAAGGAGCTTTCGCTTTCTTTTCACTTCCAGTATTCAATACTGCTGGTAAATACTTGTCGAAAGCGGACTTCAATTTTGGTGTCTGTACGCTTTCAAGTAAACTTCTCATTACCTGAGCCTTCTCTTTGTTTAAAGGTGCAAGAATTTCTTCCATTGCCTTTTCACGACTGATTGACTCTTTAATAATTTGAACTTCACGATCCTTGTTCTCTAAGACTTTTCTTGCTTCTGCAAGTTGAGCCTTAGACTTAGCTAGTTCTTGTTCTTTTGATTCTAAAGTCTTAACAATGTTACGTGTTTCGGCTTTATCATTTAAATAAGTTGTTGAGAATTCTGATGCGAATGTCTCAAAAATCTTACGACCAAAAGTATTTTCTCTAGCAATTTGAATGTCTTCTTTTAATTGTGATAATTCACCTTTAAGATGAGACGATACTGCGTGTGATACTTTCTTGGCGCTCTCTGCAACAAACTTTGCTTTGAGTGCTTGTAATTTCTCACGACCTTCAGCTACTAACTTGACACGTTGTTCAACCACTGCTTGCTTGTCCTGAGCAAATTCTTTAATCTCTTTGGCCAATGCTTGCACGATAAACTTCTGTAGCTTATCTTGGTTTTCAAGTTGAATCTTACGATCAGCACGTAGTTCTTTGATTTCTTCGGCTAGTTTAGTAACCATGAACTCATTGAACTTTGATGCTTGCTCGGAAAGTTTCATCTTTGCTTTTACGCGGTCTTCGTTAATTGCTTTTTTCTCCTCGTGAAATTCTTTAATTTCTTCACTTAGAGATTCAGTAATCATCTTATCAAGGGCTTCAACCATCACACTTCTATCATGTTCGTATCGTTGTGCATACTCTTGACGGAGTTCTCCACGAACTTGATCTCTGGCTTCATTAAGTTTAGATTTCCAGACGGTTTCAATATCGCCTGCAACGTCTTCGTTAATGAGACCTGAATCGATTAATGGTTTGATAGCATCTAACATGCTGATATCCCCTCTGATTTTAGTCTATCTTTAAGTCTCTGATTAGACGCATTACTTCGTCTTTCAGATACCGTTCTACTTGCTTGTTGCCCCTAGCTTCTCTTGCTACTTCTAACACTTTATGACCATGCTTCATGTTCATGAGCCCTTCATAAATTGCTTTCGGATATGCATTTGGTGCGCTAGGTTGAGCAACAATGTCAACTGTGATTATTTCAAAATCACTTACCTTACCGTCTAAGTCGTTTACATTACCTGATCCACGACTTGAAACGCCAAGTTTCACCCCTGATTCCAACATAGTCTGAACTAACTGACCCATTGGAGTTGGTAAAATCTTTAACTTTCCTAGACCGTTAGGGCCATCCATCCACATCTTAGTAATCATGTGTGATAC